GTGGATGATTTCCAACGTGACTTTTATATTAAAGGTAAGGCATTTACAGCATATACCAGAGGACTTGACTTTAATCCTAAACAGGCATTGATGCCCTACGAGACTAAAAATCTTTACACACAGTTTAACTCATATGTAGATAGAACTCACGCCTCTGTTAATAACTTTGAAATGTCCATCTACAGTGACGCTAATCAAATGATTACGGCTCCTACTATGTTTGAAACTGCCTATACAGTAAAAACAAGTCAAGGAGATATTAGACTGAGCGGAGGGACGTTTACTGAGTTTAATACATGGTTAGGCAATAGTGTAAACAGTTTTACAGGATCTGCTCGTAATACTGAAAGTGCCACACATTTCTTAGGCTTAGGATATTCTAAAGAACTTAGTGATACCACTGTATATGCTAACATGCAACACGGGTTTACTAGAACTAATGCAAACAGTGCCAACATTGCGAAACTAGGAACTGTTCGTAGCTACAGCTGGACATTAGGTGCAGAACATAAACTGACTAAAAATAATAGCGTAGGTATTATGGCTTATCAACCAGTAAGTGTATATAGGGCAGAGGCTGAACTAGTGGCACCAGTTGGATTAGACGCACAGTTTAATATTATCCAACATAGCACTGTTAATCTAGCCGCGGATGTGAAAGAAACACGCTTAGGTTTGTACCATAAATTCAATGACAGCAAAGAATACAGCACCTTAGCATTTATTGAAACTCGTCAAAACTTTAAAGGACAAGAAGGTGTCAAAGACAACGCAGTTGGATTCCAAATCACAAGACAGTTTTAATTACGACACAGAGTGGCCCATGTCAGATTATGATGATGGGCCAGTTACAATAGATGATTACGTTGTAGAATATAAAACATTTGAACAAGTAAGTTGGTGGAGGCTAAAACAAATGTTGGAAAGGTGGCCTGCAATGCGTAAGAGTTGGGAAGCATTTATTATTGATTATAATGTATGTTTGGCAACATTACGAGCCGAAGAAGATAACGATGACATTCCGTTTTAAGTAAATATGCCAAAGGAGATAACTATGCCTAGGAAAAAGAAAACAGAAGAAGTTGTCGTTGCAGAAACACCTAAAAAAAGAACTAAAAAAGTTAAAGAGGTAGAGCCTGTATTAGAACTTACACCAAGACCAGTTGAGCAGTTTGAGATTGATTGGGATAAAATTAAGGAACAGGTAAGGGAAGCGGCTGAAATGATAGAAAACCCTACAAAAGTTAAATGAAAAATATACCTGCAAAAAAGAGCATATGGAGAACTTCTGATGGACAGGAGTTCTCCGTAGAAAATGTTATTGCAATAGAAAAAGGGATGTGGGTATATTATCAAAAGATTAAAACAGGGCAGACATATCAATGCTTGCTAGAATCCTTTTTATTACGATTTACACCTAGTCAATCTAAAATTTAGTAATTAACTGATCCAGCGGATCTACACAGGCCTGCATAGTACAAGTTTGAGACGTTTTAGGTGGTAACCAACCATCTGCCCATATATTGCCTAATGGGTGATTTCTACATTTGCTACCTGATGCCCATCCTTCATGACTTATATAGAGGTACTCTATACCTGCATTACACTTTTTACCTGTAAATACAGGATTAGTCGAGTATGATTCTTCGTGTTTTTCTTGCCAGGTTATAGTGTCGTATTCTATTTTTTGTTCTACTAAATATTCGTCACCTGAAATAATACGTAGTTGTTGATCATTATAATCGTACATACCAGCATCCTCTCTAGCAAACTTATAAAGTATATTCTTTCCCACTATTAATTTGTGTTTGATTTCTATTTCGAGTGCTCTGTTTATATCATAATCAAAAAATTGAGGTCTGATTGGAACCCCAACGCTTAAATTTTTATTTTGTTTTTTCCAAATAGAAATAATGAAGTCAATTAATGCAGGGTTTTGCCAATAATGGTAAGTTAGTATTAAATTATCAACATAAGGTTCTATGGCCCACCAATCAACCCATAACTTGCCTCCATTTGTATTCAAAGTCATAGACTTTCCATTCTCTCTACATAGTTTCAATAATGTAACAATATTCTCCATATCCAAAGGTTCTCCGCCATTGAATATCCATTCTATACTCCGATTCATGCTAGAATAATTTTCAATAAGAAGTTTTATGATGCGTACATATTCGTTTGTTTCGTTTGGCCTATCTCCCCCGCGTAGGCTAACTGGACAGTAACTACATTCCGATTTACAATGATTGCTAAGATCCCAAAATATTTTTGTAATATTGTTCATAAAGGTTGACAGGTCTAAATATATAATATATTATATTTAATAAAGGATAAAAATGTCTAAACTTAAAGTCAGTGAACTATTTTATAGTGTGCAAGGTGAAGGACGCTATATGGGTGTGCCCAGTGTATTCCTTCGTGTTTTCGGATGCAATTTTACCTGCGACGGATTTGGTATGTCAAGAGGTGAGAAATCTAACGAACGTAATGAAATAGCCAATCGTATAAGAGATTTTAAAACTTACAAAGACTTACCATTAGTTCATTCAGGGTGTGATAGTTATGCAAGTTGGGATCCAAGGTTTAAGGACTTTAGTCCTGTACTAGAAACAGATGCTATTGCAGGTGCTATTATGGACATGTTGCCGTATAAGCGTTGGATGAGAGAGCATTTAGTTATTACAGGAGGAGAACCTTTGCTAGGGTGGCAACGTAGCTATTCAGATTTATTAGAACACAAGTCAATGCAGGACCTTAGAGAATTAACTTTTGAAACTAATGGTACCCAACGCTTAACACCAGATTTCAAACGTTATTTGATAGCATGGACAAATCGCAATCCAAATCGTTCACGGGAATGTTTAACCTTTAGTGTCAGTGCTAAGTTGCCTAACTCCGGTGAACGCTGGGAAGAAGCTATTAAGCCAGAAATCGTATGTGATTATGAATCCGTGGGCTATGTATATCTCAAGTTCGTAGTTGCTACAGAACAAGATGTTCAAGATGCTCTACGTGCCACGATGGAATTTAGAGATGCAGGTTTTGAAGGCGAAGTCTATATGATGCCAGTTGGCGGAATTGAAACTGTCTATAGTTTAAATAATAAGAATGTAGCCTTAGCCTGTATGAAACACGGACTAAGATATAGTGATAGGCTTCAAGTGCCTTTGTTTAAGAATGAATGGGGCACCTAATTGGAACCTTTACCAGTTCCTGAAAGATTGAAAATATACATGCTATTATGTCAAAATGGTATGAACTTTGCAACCACAGGAGCTTCTGTATCTGGTAGTAATTATATAGGATATGGTTTTTATTTGACAAGGCAAGAAGCAGAACACAGTAGAACATTAGAATACTTAAAAACCACACCTACAGATATTTTTACCAAGTTACATATTTTCGAATTAGAGATTCCCAACCCGGCGTACAAAAATGAAAAATCTACTTAAAAAAATATTCGGAATAACTGAAATGAATGAAGCAATAGCAGAAACTAGAGCTATTGCTCAAGAGGCTGCTGCCAAAGAACAGGCAAATCTTAGTCCTAAAGAACTGGCCACTCAAAATAAAGAACCATGGGTCTGTGTTTTGAACACGCATGTTAACAAAGACAATATAAGGAACGGATTCTTTGAGCTTGACTGGAACGAGTATTTTGTGTTACAATTACGCAGTGCTGGATACAGAGGAGAGTCAGATGAAGAAATTGTAAACCAATGGTTCACTGAACTTTGTAGAAATGTTGCAACCGAAGAGGGTATAGACATGAGCCGAAGAGGTACTGGATATATCAATGTTAATAACATAGGAAATGGACGATCAGAGGTTAGCTAATGGCTAAGACATACATACTGGTAGACACTGCAAATACGTTTTTTAGGGCCAGACACACTGTAAGAGGTAGTTTAAACGATAAGGTAGGCATGAGCCTTCATACCATTCTAGGTAGTATTCGTAAAGCATGGAGAGACTTTAAAGGTGATCATGTTATATTCTGCTTAGAAGGCCGTAGCTGGCGCAAGGATTATTATGAGCCATACAAGCGTAATAGACAGGAGGCTAGAGATGCTCACACACCAAAAGAAGCAGAAGAAGATCGTGTGTTCTGGGAAACGTTTGATCAGTTCAAAGACTTTGTAGTAAACAAGACTAATACTACTGTATTACATCATCCGCAACTAGAAGCAGATGATCTTATTGCAGGTTGGATTCGTTTACACCCAAACGATAACCATGTTATTATATCAACTGACGGCGACTTTGCACAACTCATAGCTCCTAATGTCCGTCAATATAATGGAGTAATGAGTGTGACCATTACTCACGAAGGTTACTTTGATGAAAAGGGCAGGCCTGTAGTTGATAAGAAAACAAAAAAAGTTAAACCGGCTCCAGATCCAGAATGGCTACTGTTTGAGAAGTGTATGCGCGGCGACACAAGCGATAACATTTTTAGTGCATATCCGGGTGTACGGGAAAAAGGTACAAAAAATAAAGTAGGACTGAGAGAAGCATACGCAGACCGTAACAGCAAAGGATATTCTTGGAATAATCTTATGCTACAAAAATGGGTAGATCACAATGGAGTAGAACATCGTGTACTAGACGACTATACTAGAAACAAATTATTGTGTGACCTTACTGCACAACCAGACGACATAAAACAAATTATTGACAATGTTATCTGTTCCGAAGAACACAAGACTAAGAATATTCCGCAAGTAGGCGTTCGCTTATTGAAGTTTTGTGCAGAATACGACTTAGACAAAATCAGCGAACAGGTACAAAGTTATGCTGAACCACTTAACGCAAGGTATTGTGAATGAACTCATTAACTAAAACTCTTGTTCCTAATAAGGAATGGTTGATTAGAAACGAATTTGAAAAGATTTGTTCTGTATCAAAATATAAAAAAGGATACGCTATATTCAAGAAAGGACAAATGTTACCTTTCAAAAATCTCGAAGAAGTTAATAGTAAGCTAGGCACTGACATACATGAAGAGACTGTAAAGAAAAATGTACAAACAGAAGATACTTATTCAATCTACGACTTCCCATGTGGGTCAAAACCATACCAACCTGTTTACAATGTAAAGAAAAAACTTCCTTTATTTGCCAAAAGCGATAAAAGTAAAAGTCAATATTGTGCAGGATACTATATTATCAAGTTTAGAAAAGGATGGGTAAAGAGTTTTTGTCCTAAATTGATTACACTAGAACGCTATCCGTTTCATGGACCATACAAAACATCTGAAGAAATGAAAATAGCTTTAAATATAAACAATAAAAAACTATGAGCCAACAACTAAACACACTGCCTATAGAAGATTTTCTAGCTAAAGCGAGAATAGCT